TATCTGAGCAATCGATTTATAACTGGTGCAAAGAGGGGCTTCCCAGGAACTCGGATAAAACATTTGATCTACAAGCCGTGCATTTATGGATAGTGGACCTGCATAAAAATTCCGAAGCGAGTCTCAAGGCCAAGAAAACCCAGGAGGAAATTGAAAAGCTGAAAATGTTCAATGCCCGTGAATCTGGGCAAATGGTTAATCGGCAGGAAATGGAGGATGTGTTGGTTTCGAGGGCAACAACACTACGGAATTTTATTGAGCGGTCTCTGGCATTGAATCGACCGGCAAGGGCCATGAAAAATATCGAGGAATTGGCTTCGATTGAATATGAGCTTTGCAAATCTATGATGGAAGCCTACACGGGGCAATATAAAAAATGATCTCCTTCTCCTTTCCCCGCATATCAAACAAATACAAGTTTTCAGAGCGCGAGTCTGAGGCGTTTCGAATTCACCCGCGTCCACTGCCGAGCGATTGGGCAAACGAAAACCTTACCCTTTGCACAGGCGGGTATGATATTCCCGGCAAACTCACTCTTAAACCCTATCAGATTGAGCCGGTTGATTCTATTATGGACTGGCATCGAATAATTTTTCAGGGGCCTACGCGGACATTTAAATCTGGTATGGCAGATATTATGATGTTTTACGGCATGGGGGTTTTAGGGGTCAATGGAATTGTCGCCTATGCTGAGGAAAATACCGTGTCGCTCATTTTCCGTACTCGCATAAAGCAGATGATTATGCAAAATAAATGTCTACGCGATGCGTGGGATGGAGTACAAGACAACCTTTCCCAGGAAAAAATATTGCTTCGGACATGCTTCTGGCGGGTAGCATCGGCACAAAACCGGAATACCCTTGCCAGTACCGGAGCTGGGTTTGTAATCGGATCCGAGGTGGGCAAGTGGGAAAAGATGGATTATAACCCCGTCCACATGCTCTATGGACGACAGGAGGCATACCCGAATGAATTGCGCCGGTCCATTATTGAAAGCAGTCCCTACGATGTCGGAGACTATTTCTATCAAGAAATTTTCCGGCCAGGTACATTAATTTTACGACCGCATTACCCATGCCCGATATGCGGAGAGTTCCAGGTGTTGACCGACTCGCAAATTAAATTACGGAAAACTGGCGTCGAAGATCCTACGCACGAAGCGGCGCGAATCCGGGCCGAAAAGGAAGCGGCTGTTTTTTATGAATGTTTGCATTGTCGGCAAGAAATTCGGGAGAAGGACCGGGTTGAAATTGACTCGCGGGTAATCTGGGCAGCGCCAGAAATAACTGAGGGTGATTTTTTTAAACAGGATGCGGAAAAGATTTCGAAGGCAGGGGAAATAACCGGACCGAGCCGAAAAAAATTTGACATGGTTTGTTTTGGTTGGAATCGGTTTGTTGATTTGACTTTTACATTCTATGAATGTTTAGCAAGATTTCAGGATTCGGTTCACAACCCAGAAAAATTCAAGGTTTATGAAACAGAAACAATGGCGCGGTTCTGGCGCAAAAAACATGAGCGCATAAATATTTCCAGGTTTGAATCTTACAAAGGCAATTATTTTAAAGACGGTATAAATAACAGGATTCCTAATGAAACATTAACATCTACCATCGGAATAGACTCTCAAGATAAGTTTTTTTATTTCATTGTTTTAGGAGCAGAAGCCTATGGAATGTTTTCGATATTGAGATATGGGAAAATATATTGGCCCCTTAACACACCTGAATATTTAGATAAAAACAAAATGGTTGAAACTGTAATAAGAGGAATTTTTAACGGTGAAAAACTTATTAGAAAAGATGGAGCGATAATCGAATCGCGATTAGGGTTTATCGACCGAGGGGGGCACAGAGACAACGATGTTGATTATTTGGTATCTAAAATATCATTTTTACAAGCCTACATCGGACTGACAAGAACAGATCCCAAAAAAGAATTGGTTTATAAATCAGATAACGGTCCGTTTTGGCTTGGGCAGTCCGAGGCTATAAGCGAATATGTTGGAATGCTTATTGAAAAAGGAAATATTAAAATTCCGAAAGATTCCGACAATGAATTTTTAAAACAACTCGCTTCCCATTATCATACTGAAAAAACTGATCCCTATGGAAATACAAAATCAATTTGGGTAAAACTTAAAGATCAAGATCACTATCGAAGTTGTTTAGAATATGCCTATGCAGCGGCAAAAGTTTTAAAGGCAGATACTGCGCTCTTTGACGAGAACATCCTGAGAGAGTTAAATAAACAGATCGAGCAGACTCGACCAGGGGCCGCGCTTCCGAAAGAAGAAGCAGAAAAGCCCCAAGGCAGGAATCAAAATCGATATGGGAACAACGAATACTATTCACGCGCATTGAGGTAAGGGGGAATTATGATGTCTCTCGACGAAGGGCAAAAGTTTTATAATAATATAAAAGCGTTAAAAGTTTTATTTGAAAACGCTGTTCGCCAAGGTAGCGAAAGAGATATTCCCGAAGGTAGTTGCTTTATAACAATTTCCGATACTTTGGCAAATCAAATAGCAAAATTCATTGAAACGATACTGGAAAAAGTAAACGAATACGAAAGGGAAGAAACAGGCGAAGGATTTGAACCAATAAAGTTTGATCAGCCTAAATTTGAAATTGAAAAGGAGGAAAGCGATGGGAGACCATAAGCATAAAACGAATTTAGCAAGAGAAGCCGAAAAGGCAGAGGAAGAAGTATTTATTCCTCAATATAAAACGCAATACGTTCAAATTCCTCCCCAGGATTTAACATGCGCTAACCTGGACAAAATCCTGAATACTCGCCATGCGGAGGGATATAGATATGCTGGGCATCTGGTTTCGACTTCTTTCGAGTGCATATTAATTTTTGAAAAAAATACTTGATTTTATTTTTTAATTAATATATTATTTAGTTATAATGGATAAATCCTTGGACAAAGAAGTCTTTGAAGATGAAGAAGATTTTGAAACCGAGCGTAAAACTCGGACGAATCCGGTAATTAAAAATCGTGTTAATCGGGTAAGGACCCGAAGCACAAAGGCAAAGAGTATCAAAATGTAAATTGCTTTTAGGTTAAATAAAATTCCGGGCCTCTCTGGCCTCATGAACCAGGGAGACACAAGAAAAGGGCATAGTGTGCGCACATTCACATTATGCCCTTTTCTTTTTGCCCTTTAAGGAAATCAATGATTACTTCTGACCAGTTCGTTACGCTCTTGAATGGCGACCTCATGCGTGAATGGGCGGCTGCAATTCAATACAAGCAGCATGCTGCTGTAATCAACGGCCCCATGTTTGCGTTTGCGGAGACGGTTCTTTCGGCCCATGCTGATGAAGAAATCGGCCATGCTGAAAAGGTGATGGATATAATCGTTTTTCTTGGCGGGGTTCCCACGGTCGAAACGGCAATGAGTTCAACGGGATCAATTCCTTTTGTTTTAATGCAACTTAATTTACAGAGCGAACAGGAAGCGATTGCCAGGTATACCGAACGTATTGCCCAGGCGCGGGAATTAAATCTATCGGCAACGGAATCAATTTTACTCGGCATTATAGCCGACGAACAGCATCATGCGAATGACCTTAAATCAATCATAGGGACAATGTAAAATGACTACTCCAACGCCCACGCCGGGAGACATTCAGGCATCGCTTGCCGATGTGCTTAACGATGGCGTCGCTCAGAAGCAGCTTGCCGACCGCAATGTGCGATACATTGACCCGAACACTGTTTACGATCTAAGCAAAAAAATCCAAGCCGACCAGATAAATACAAATGGTCCATTTTTAAAAGTTCGCTTCCGAAACAGGCACTATTAAATGTCAATTGTTGCCGACATTCGTCACGCTGCGAAGCACCTGCAAAGAGGCTGGAAAAGTCGCCCCTCTGCGGTGACTGACCGGCAGAAGTTTCGCGTGATGCAACAAGAGGCCTTCCGCTCCGGGCTATTGGCAGCTGATGGCGCGAAGCGAGCGCGAAATGAATGGTATCCGGGCGATGGAAATGCCAATGTTGGAAATTACTATCCTGCCGCCGAAGTGGGGCGCTTTCGTAATGATTGGATCACTCGGGTATGTACCTCCACAACGCTTCTTCGGCTTTCCTATCGAACCCTTTGCGCTCGAAGTGAATTCGCATATCGGACAGACCCATACGCAAAGCGGGCAGTAAATATCCTTCGTACTTTCGTGGTAGGGTCAGGGATTAAGCCTTTCCCGAATGTGAAAAACGTCAACGGAACTTCGGTCGAGGGGATCAATAAACAACTTGCTGAAGATTGGAAACGATTCAATGACCAAGGTACCCGGATAGGCTCTCAGTCAGTTTCAATCTATGAGGCCCAGGGCATCGAATTCGAAACCCAGATACAGCTCGGTAGCAACCTGCGAGTGCGCGTACAATCGCGGCCCGGCTCATGGTTGCCATTCGCTTATTCGATGGTTAAACCCTATCGCCTCAATTTTGCATTTGATAATTATTTCGATGATCTTTATTATCAAATGACAATTGGGAAAGGGCCGACAACGATTCTCGGCCAGGTTTTTAACGAGTATCAAGAGCCGATAGCATTTCATATTCTCGGCGAGGACAAGCCCGTATCGGCAGATCGCATGTCGATACACTATCGGCAGGTCGAAGCCGAACAGTATCTCGGTATTCCGTGGATGACCTGTATGCTCGGCGACATTTGGGATATTCAACAGCTTCTCGATGATAAGCTCACGCAATCGCGGGTTCTATCGCGTATGGGAGTATGGATTGATAAGGGCGACAAGGCCGATTTTGCAGGGGCCTTGGATTCTTCAGGAAGCGCCGACGAAGAAGAATCAATTCCATTTGACCGGGAAACTCTTTGCGCAACAAAATCGAAGCCAGAGCCTATTCAATTTGATGATAAGATTTCTGAAAGTCTGTCCCCGCTCATGCTTTTAACGCTTCACCGAATAGCAATCGGGGGCGGGTTTTCCTATCAGTTGCTTACCTCTGACCTTAACGGAGCATCATTTTCAGGGAGCCGGACAAACGTTATTACTGACAGCAAGGTTTTTGCTCAACTATTTCAAGGCTATGTTCGAAGCAATTGCCAACAAACCTGGAATGACTTTGTTGAATGGGAATTTTTATCGGGAAAACTTGCAGGGGCATCATACGCGCAATATCTTAAAGATCCGTGGTATTATAACCAGTGCTATTTTCTGCCGGAAGAAACCGAATGGATCGACCCACTTAAAGACGCGCAAGCAAAACGTATGCTCTATATGACCGGACAAATTACACTTGAGGAGCTTGTTGCAGGTCGCGGGAAAGATTGGAAACACGTAGTTGACCAACGCGCAAAAGAAAAAGAGTATATCACGGCAAAAGCTTTACAGGAAATGCTTCCTGCGTTTTCAGATCGATCTATTCAAGCAGCACTTGAAATTGATAACGGCGAAGACCCGGCGCAAGCGGCACCAGGCCAAACTCAAAAGGGAGGAAACAATCTATGAAATCATGGTTTAAAATGCTTGCTCAAAACGGTGTAGGCAACATTGATATATACGATGAAATCGGCGGGTATGGTTTGAATGCTAAGAACTTTAAACTTCAACTCGATGCGCTTGGGAATGTTCAGACATTGGTATTCAAAATTAATTCCCCAGGCGGCGATGTGATCGACGGGTTTGCAATTTACAACCTTATAAAAGAAAACCCTGCCGGGAAAGTTGCAATCATCGACGGCTATGCCGCGAGTATCGCCTCGGTTGTCGCAATGGCGGCGGATACAATTCGCATGCCGGAGAACGCTTTCATGATGATCCACAACCCATATCTTTATACCGTGGGCACTGCTGGTCAGCTTCGCGCCGATGCCGAACTCCTCGACAAGATGAAGGCGAACGCGATACGCGCCTATCAAACACATTCGAAGCTTTCCCAGGAAGAAATTGACGCTCTGATGTGTGGTAAAGATGGCGCGGATGGAACTTGGATGAGCGCTGAAGAGGCCTTTGACGCCGGTTTTTGCAATGAGGTTATTGAGCCGATTCAGGCGAAAAACAGCATTGTCGCCGGTAAACTAAAAATCCCGAAAAGAGTACAGGATGCGCTAAAGGGGCGCACTCTGATGTCGATAAATTTCGATCCTAAAACAAACCCCAATAAACCCGGAGGCTTGGTGCCTCCACAAGGAGGAACCATGTTTGAGTGTCCCAAATGCGGGAAAGAGCATCCCGCTGAAATGAAGTTTTGTGGTGCTTGCGGAAGCTCCATGAACGCCGATGAAGCGCTCAAATCCGCACACGGCCGCGAAGTAAGGGAAGCGGTCATGGCGGCTACGGAAAAAGAAACGACCCGCGTCACCGACATTTCAGCGCGGTGCCATAGGTTCAACCTTCCCCGGGAATTCGAAACGACCTTGATTACAGAGAAGGTTCCCCTTGACGAAGCAATCAAGAAAATCCTGGACAAAATCAGTGAGGGTAATACACCCCTCAAGCCCGGAGTAGGCGGAGCTCAGGACATTCAGGTCGGTAAAGAAGACACGGAGAAGTTCTGTGCCGCAGCCGGGAAAGCCCTTTGCCTTGTTTCCGGGATGAAACCCAAGCAAGCGGGGATCAAGGACGAAGAGGTTGCCGGTCTTCAAAAGTCGGAACTTCCTTCTTCGCTCCATTCCCTCATTCGCGCCTGTCTCATGCGTCAGGGAATGAACCCGCACAAAGTCATGAACATGCTTCCAAACGAACTGCATGCCCAGGCCGTCGCGCTTTCCGGCGCAAAGATGGAAGCGTCAAGCGAATTCCCGGCCATTCTTGCCGATGTAGCAAATAAGTTTATGCGGCAGGGATATGACCAGGCTCCCGTCACCTTCGACCAGTGGACCGGCAATATGGAAGTAAAAGACTTCAAGCCGAATCACCTCATCAAGATGTCGAATTTCTCCGACATCGATGATATCCCGGAAGGGTTCGCATTCGCGGAGGGTCGGTTCAGTGACAAGCAGGAACTGATCTCTGTTGATACCAAAGGAAAAAAGTTCTGCCTGACTCGAAAAGCGATCATCAACGATGATCTCGCGGCCTTCACACGGGCACCTGCGGCGATCATGCAGTCAGTTCGCAGGCGTCAAAATAAGGATTGCTACGACCTTCTGGCAGGCAATTCTTTACTCGGTCCGCTCATGACCGAAGATGGTGTTAGGCTTTTCAACTTGGCGAGCCATTACAATCTTTTGGCAACAAGCGGACTCCCCTCCGTTGCGGCCATCGGCGCGAATCGCAAGGTTATGCGGCAAATGCCGACACCGAGGCCGGACAAGAAGAGCGCAACGATCTATACCAACTTCACGCCGAAGTATCTCATTACCGGCACCACGAATGAAACGGTAATTGAGCAGGTTCTCGGCGCTCCTTACGATCTCGGCACCACATACTCAGCGGTAACGCAAGCGCCGAACGTTTTCAAGGGGAAGATCGAACCCATTTTCGACCCCTACCTGCAATCACTGCTCGATACGGCAAGCAAGGGCAACGCGTGGTATACCGCTACTGATCCGGCTGTTTGCGGGCACCTGACCATTGCCTACCTGCTCGGTCAGAGGGTTCCTTTCCTTCGCTCCATGCCGTCCTCGGTAGGCGATCCGCTCGGGATCATCTGGGATATTTTTATGGAATGGGGATGGAGTGTTGAGGATTGGCGATCGATCATATACAATGACGGCGCAACATCGGCGTAAGCAAAAGGGGAATTAAAAAACGGGGCTTCTTCGGAGGCCCCACTTATCAACTAAACAGAAAACAATTTTTCAGGAGGTAAATCATGAGCGTCTTTGTTTTGAATGAAGGCCACGGCTTTCGGGTAACCGACAAGATCAAAATGGCCTACGCTTCGGCGGTGGTAGCTCTCACGCCGATTTTTGTCAAGGGTATCGGGGCATTGGTCCCGGAAACCAGCGCAGTGGCATTGACGACGAATACGTTTATTCGGCTCGGGCGCTTTTTGGCGACTATTGCCAGCGGCATCACAATCGCGCAATTCGATCCGATTTATTATGTCAACGCGACCGGGTATGTGACCAATGTTGACCCAGGCCTTTCCGCAGGTTTTTATCTCGGCTTTGCGGCTGAGGCTGGAAGCGCCGCGGGAACCGGCGTTGACACTGGTCCCACGGTCATGTTCGAGCTGGTGCCGGTACTAAATCAGGCCCAGGTTAAATCCGCGTACATCGCGATTGCGGCAGGAACCTTTACAGCAACCGGAACCGGGACCACGGAAACCATTACTATTCCGGCAGCGATTTCGACCGACATTCCTTTCGCTTCGGTATTGAGCGGGGAAACGGCGAACACAACGGTGATTACCGCAAAATCAATTCCGTCAGGTGGCGGGTATATGGTTCTCACGGTGCAAACCGCTCTGGGAACATCGGCAAAAGTGACATACGAAATATTGCGGCAAGCCTAAATAGGTGCCGTTGAATTAAAGCGCCTCGTTTAATCGCGGGGCGCTCCTTTCAACCAGGAGCCGAGCCGATGTCTTTAAGCGTTTGCATTATATGTAAAGACGAGGAAAAAAACATTGCAAAGTGTATTTCCTTTGCTTCGTTTATTGCCGATGAAATCATCGTAGTAGATACGGGGTCAACTGACCGAACGATTGAAATCGTGGAATTCTATGGAATAAAACCATATTCTTTTATTTGGTCCCAAGATTTTGCAGCAGCTCGAAATTTCAGCATTGAGAAAGCAACTAAAGATTGGATTTTCTGGATGGACGCCGATGACGAATTGACAATGCAGACCATGCTCAAAGTCAACGAAATCAAAAAAGAAAAGCCTACAAACAAAGCACATGCATTTTTCCTTTTTAACAAGAACCCCTGCGATTCTCCCTATGTGAATTATTTAAACCGTATCAATGCGCCGGGCAAGATTAACTTGCAAAACCTTCACATTCGCCTTTTCCCTCGACGAGCAGATATTCGATTTGAGGGAAAAGTACACGAACAGCTTTTGCCATCGATGCAAAGCGCCGACTTTGATTTGTGTATTCATTATTCCCAAGTAATCCACACCGGATATGCGGATAAAAACTTACTTTACAGCAAAATACAACGCAATATTCGGCTTGCCTTATATCAATCTGGTTTTCCTTGCGGATGTGATTTTCATGAATTTATTATAGGCGATTATTTTTGTTTTTATTATCCTGACACCCTTGCCATCTGGGGGCATTTAGGAGGGGGGCGAGTCGGCCCGCTGAAAATACAGGAGATAGAAAACACGCCATATCGTTTTAAAGTCGTGCATGCTTTTGCTGAGAAATTTATTAAAGAAAACAATTGTCAATTAGAATATGAACAAAACGCTTTTAGCGAAGAATTAAACGATATAAATCGCCGTATGGCGAAAGCGATAGGAGTATAATTTATGGGCGATCTATCAAAACGCGATGTACACATGGATATGTGGAAGATTCAGCCACCGTTCACATATTTTAAAAACGTGGATTTAAGTTCAGTCGATTACGTGCCGACCGGATACCGAATAGTATCGATTATGTCCTCGGCTGACGGTCTGGTCAAGCTCGACACGCCCGATGTTATCGGGGGCACCTTGCAGGTTTATTCCGAAATGGAATTTCCGCTTATCATAAAGAAGATTTATAAGACCGGCACGGACGCGGGGCTTGCCTCAACGATTTGGGTATTTGGTTTTCCTGATGCTTCGGCGGCATAATGGCCAAAACGTTTTATGATGTTTTCATGAGCGATCCGTTCTTTGCGGAGGCGATAATTCTTGATCCGAATGGAACCCCGGCCATTATAAACGCAATGGTGGTACGGAAAAGCGCATCATCGATAAACGTGAGGTCAAAACAGGGTATGTCTCAGTCGTCAATTTACGATATTGAAATTCATGTATCAATAAAAGACATTCCCCAGGTCGTACAGGGGAAAACACAATTCAGCCTTTTCAAAAGGATCGGGGATGAGCAGGTTTCGGTCATGACGGTAGGGTCTATCATCTATAACGATTCCGAACATTTTCACCTGGGGTTGATATGAGCGGTGCTGATATTACGATCGGAATGAAAATCGAAGATTACCGCGTCAAAGCAGCTCTCAGCGCTGCTCCGAAAATCTTTGCTGATGAAATTGACCACTGGTACAACAAGGAGCGCCGGGCATTTCTTGGAACAAAGAGCGGCGGGGGGTCTTGGGGTTTAAAGGCGCGTCTTGCAAAGAAGCCGGTTTTTGGACACCCGGAAGATGGCGGATGGGCTCCTCAAGTTTTAGGGCAATTCAAATCGTTCAAGAAAAATAAAGACACTTTACATCCTGAAATGACGATGCAATTTGCACCTGAATCTCCACTTGAAAAAGCAATGGAGATAGCAGAAAAAGGCGGGACCGTTGACAGCCCCGATTTTATGCCTATTCCGAACTGGACGAATTTGAAAGCGGCGGGATATACGGGGAAGTTTTATTTTGCATTCAAGGCCCTTGCAGAGAGCGGAAAAATGTTCCCCGTGAAGCAAGGAAGCGACACACTTTTATGGTTCATGATGATCGGGGGCCGCAAGCTTCTCATGTTTACAGGTAAGAAGCATATCCGAATTCATAAGCAATTCACTTTCCGCGAAGCATGGGAAAGAAAATACCCAGCGGTTATGGACCGGGGATTGCAAGCGATAGACCGGGCGGTAAGGCGCACAGAAAACACGATGGCAAAAGGGTACATGGTGGAATAATGGACGATGATTCAATTATTGCAAGAATAACAGCAAGTCGGAAAGCAGCTCTGGCGGCTATTTCAATCGCGGGCGGATATTCCTTTACTCCCGACATCGTGGAAGAAGAACGGCTGGTTTTCAATCTCAAGGGAAAAAAACACTTCATACGATTGATTAAACTTGACGCTTCTGTTGTAGTCGAAGACAATGCCGTCGATCAAACAAAAATTCCATATTTAGTTGAAACCTACGTCACCGGATCGGATGAGGAAACAAGCGACGACGAAATTGTTTACCAGAACCGCAACGTCAACGCAGACATAATAAAAGCCTGGATGGTTGACCGGACATGCGGCGGCCTTGTGGATATATCGGAATCTGTGGGTTTTGTCGATGGAGTACAGGAAGATAGCAAAGGCAATCGGATTTATTGCGCGGTTAATGGCTTTGAACTTACGGCCCGTATCGACTCGAATGATCCTTATTTGCATGGATAACAATTTTCAGGAGGATAAATCATGAACAGAATTCAGGAATTATTTTTGCTCAAGCAGCAAACAACGCCCCTGACAACTCTCGCGGCGGCAATGTCGGCCAGCTTTACCGGGACCGATGTTTTAGAAGTCCTCAAGGAAAGTAAAATGGATTTCGATTTCGATGAGGAAGCGGTTGAGCTTGTTGCCGGAGCCACATTCGAACAGGATGCCGCGGTAATCGGGGCCGAGCATGGAAGCGGGACGCTTTCAATTCCCCTGAGTGATTTCTACGGGACCGGCGTTTCAAAAGCCCCTCCATATTGGGGGAAGGCTCTGGCGATTCTTTGCGGTTTCGCTCAGACCGACATTACGGCAGGCCCGGAGGGATATTCCTACGCGCCTACGAGTACCTGGCTTGGCGGGCTTCTCAGGCACTATACAGGGCCTCAACAGGTGTCAGGGAGTTCCCTGGCGCATTTGTTTTATAATATGCTTGCAACATGGGATATTGATATTGCCGCGAACAAATTCGCAAAGTTAAACCTGACTCTCGGCGGGGCCTACGGCGGTGAATCAATTCTGACTCAGCCATCGGTAACGAAAATGCGGGCAGTCTCCCCGGCGATCAAGGGCGCAACGATCAGTATCTTTTCAAACGCCTATCAGTTGCTTACTGCAAAAATCACAGGCGGTCAGACCTTGGCTCATCGTACCAATGTCGCGGAAACAAATGGCATGGGGGGAAGCGATCTCACGGACCGGAAGATCAAAGTTGCCCTTAAATTCTACGCGGACCCGGCCATTACCAACATTGCCAAGCATCCGGCGCAAATTACGCGGGCCGCGACGTCCTCCGCTTTTTCGATTGCCTGGGGAACAATAGGTTTGACTTCCCCGGCCTTTGTTATTTCTGGCAGCGCGATGCAGTTTACAAAGCCGAAACTAAGCGATGAAGGTGGGATCATAACTTTCGATGTTGACGGCCAGCTCAACGCAAACGACATCACTCTTTCGGTAACACGTACCAAACCGTCATAAGGAGAAATATGATACGACTTTTCACAGGCAAGCCGCTTGAATACAGGGATGTTAAAAGCGGCATTGTCTTTTTGCTCAAGGAGCCGACCGACGAAGTTGAATGCGAACTCCTTGACTTAGAAGCGTCCTTTCCATCGGATGAAAAAGAGCGGGCAAAGCTTTTCAAGAATCGTATTGAGTTCATAAAATGGTTGAACGTGCATATCAATTTCATTCTGGTAGATTGGAAAAACTCAGAGATAAAATTTCCATCTTCCAATCCTGCCGGGGCGCTTCCCTGGGAACTCAAACTTGACATTCTCGCATATTTCAGGAAATACAAATCCCTGGGGAAGGAAGACCTAAAAAAGTAATTGCGGCGGCATACTTCGCTTGGTTTGAGACTGACATTAAAAACATATTCAATTGCGATTCTTGCAATTGTCAACAGAAAAAAGCGAGGGGATGCATAAGACCGAGGCGAAGTTCGGTAGCGTCGTTTGAATGTCCGATTTGTGAAGGTGAAAATAAAAAATGTATTTACCACAAAGACCAGCAAATCGAATTCAAGCGCTGTCCAGCATGGTATGCGAAACAACCCGACATACAATTGATTGTTCCCTATTTTGGCATCTATCTAAACTCGCAAGCATGCCCAGACGGCAGGCCGCGTATTTATCAATCAAGGCGGCTAATTCAAACCTTTACAATCTGGTTAAAACTCTATTCAGAATTAAACGAAAAATACGGTAAAGCACATGGGAAATGATTTAAAAGTAGTCCTGACAATGGTTGATAACATGAGTGAAAAACTCACGGGTGTTGAAACCAAGCTTGGGGCATTCGGGAAAACCATAGACAACACCATTAAAATGTGGACTGGCTTCGGCGCAGCGCTGGGCGGAATATTGGCTGTCGGGCAGATAGAAGCTTTTGTAAAAAAAGGTATTGAATACGGCGATGCCGTTGAAAAGATGTCGAGGCAAACCGGTTTACAAACCGATGAAACGCAAAAGCTTGATTATATTTTAAAGCAATCAGGGTCAAGCCTTGAGGCCATGACGCGACCGTTAATTAATCTCTCCAAAGAAGCTTACAACGGGAATGTTGCTTTTAAGGTTTTGGGAATTTCAATAAAAGACGGAAACGGAAATCTAAAAGATTCCGGGACTCTTTTCGAGGAAGCGATTACAAAGCTCGGCGGAATAAGCAATACGACTGAACGAGCGGCTATTGCTCAAAAGCTTTTCGGTAAAGGCACAAAAGATGTTTTATCCCTTGTTGCCGAGGGAACAGATAACATAAAACGCTATTCTGATGAGACGGAAAAATATGGATTAATTCTCGATGATAAAATGATCCGCGAACTTGACGAAGCAAAAAAGGCGGGAGTTTTATTCGACCAAGCTATGAAAGTAGCAGCGGCAAATTTGGCTGTAGCTTTTGCTCCTGCACTTATAGAAATTGCTCACCTTGCGGCAGAGACGGCAAAGGCTTTGCGGGACATGTTTGGGGCGGTGAACAATAAGGACGTGGCTTACGATTTGGCAAAGGATCAAGTTCAGGCATTGCAGCAAGAAGAAATTCAATTAAAAAAGAACATCGAACTTGCTGGGAAAAATCAGAATGCAACGGTAGTATGGATGAGATCGAACGGGGAAATGGGACACGATAAACTCCGGGTAGCTCAAGCGGAACTCGTGGCTTTGCAGTCACAGCTTAAAATGAACGAGGCGCTCGTAAAACAAAATGCTCCAAAATCAAGACCGACTCAATTCAATGCGGATGATTTTAAGGGCGGGGAAACCGAGGCACAAAAAGAGGCACGGGCGATTGAGGAATGGCAACGGGAATATGCCCGACGGGAATCTGAAACAAAGAAACATAACGATGCTGCTTTAAAAGAAGACCTTAAACTTGCAAGCGAAAAAACAAAAATACTTGATGATGAAGCAAGGGAGGAAATGCGAGTACATGCCGAGCAAAGAAAAATCAGGGAAGAATTAAAAAATGAATTAGTAGATTCTTATACTCAAGAAGTCAATGCAACAAATGATAAATACGATAAAATGCTTGCTGCTGGGGCCAATAATGAACTTGTAGAAACGGCAAGGCAAAAACGATTAAAGGAATTGAAAATAAACGCTTCGGGATCTTATGCAATACAGGCTATTGGCGATTTAGAAACAATCGCAAAAGCTTCGAAGGCCGATGCTCAGGTGCAAAAAGACTTGGCCTATGGAATGGCAATTGTAAATACCGCTCTTGGGGTAACAAAAACTTTATCGGCCTATCCTATGCCCTATGCGGCTATTCTGGCGGCTCTCGACGTTGCTGCGGGTGCGGCAGAAATTGCGACAATCTCCGGGCAACAGTTTGCAGTTGGTACTCCCTACGCTGGCGGCGGCATGGCAATGGTCGGGGAGCGGGGGCCGGAGCGGGTTATGCTTCCTCGCGGATCACAAGTTCAAACGGCGGGTCAAACGGCGGCAACAGGAGGCGGATCGGGCGGCGAGGTACACATCCATATCCATGATGCCAACGGCAACGTCCTTGAGGCAGCTACGCAGCAATTAAGGTCAAGGTCAACGGCGGATAGGTTTGTAAGCATGGTTTTCAGCCATGCAAACAAAATGGGGATAAATTAAATGTCTCCGCGCACGATGGTACTTTACAACGACGAGGTTAGCATACCAATAAATCTGCCGAAGTATGGGAGTGAGGTAAAGATTCACATGCCCATACAGACATTTAAGGCGGAGGACGGAAGCTATTCGTTTTTTGATCCACGGAAAAGCGGGTTGACTGGCCAATATGATTACCGTACATGCTCGACAACGCTTTGGAATTCGCCGGGTGGAAAAGAGAGTCTCAATGGTTTTTTGATTAATTTTTTGCTTGGCCGAGCATGCGATTTTACGCTTTCTCTTGGCAGTGAACCAACCGGCTTTTTCCCTGGAGGGCCTGATTGGGGTGACAAGGGCGATTTTACAGTCAGGGTTATTTCTCGTGACCAGACCGGGGCCATGCTTGCGCCGAAATTATGGTTTGAGGACAATGCAGAAATCGTTATCGTAGGTCATCCCGCATATTCTTTACCGGCTCAGGTACAACAGGGGCCTTTCGAGATTGGAAGCATTCAGGGTCTTCTCATGCCGCAATCAGGATTTAAACCGAAAGCGGATTATAATTTTTCAACAGGTCTTTCCGTATCCGGGATACCTCATAGCCTCGACAGTACCAATAAAAGCGATACCTGGGAATCAACCTGGGATCAGGACTTGAATACATCGAATGCGGCGGCATTGATAAATTATCTGATTACAAACCGTGACCAAAATCTTGCGATAGTTGCGCCGTCGAAATTTTATCCTTATGGTGTTGACCAGGGAGATACCGGAATTTATTCGGCTAAATTTTTAGGCAGTGAAAACACGGGAAGCGAAATAGTCATATCGGTTAAGCATATCGGTTTTAATCAATGGATCATGCCAATTCAAACATGGATGATTGCGAAATTATCATAATGTCAAACACAAAAATTATACATGCAATTAAAATACCGCTTGACGTGGTTTTGACCGAAGACCTTACGCTTGGCATTGTCACTGAATCGGGCGTATCATATCTAAAATGGTCGGAACATCCAATTTCTGGAACAAGCGATAAATGGGTATCTGGAATCATTTCGGACGGTGGATTAAGCCCGGAAGAAGAGGGGGCAGACCTTCGACGCGGTGGCGCTCCACCGGCCTATACCGGCTATACGATAACGGTACAATCGACCTATCAAAATTATCTAAAATTAAAATCGCTTGGTGTAAATCTTGTCGGTCGTAAAATATTGCGATATGAATTTATCGGATCAGATACCAATTCCGAAGTGACATCGCGCACCTTGATGAGTACGCTCAATATTCAAGACTCAACATGGAACGATGCTCAATGGAAAATTCAGGTGATGAATGCCACGTATACGCAGAATGCTTTCATGGGCACGATAATAAACAATGATCCTGACAGCGGAAACTATAAAGATGCAACTGATGATTTAAACGGGAAAATGATACCTTTGACTTTTGGAGCGTTCAAAGTAATCGACGGAAATCCGGTTTGCGCGAAGTTTATCAAGACGGCTAATTCTCAAAACTCACAGTCTAACGATACTTTAATTCCAGGCATTACCCCGGCAGGTCAGTCGATATTTCCGGTTGTAGCAGCAGGGACAGCCCCAACTTTGCAATATACAATTCAATTGGGGTTAGCTGGCGGAGGGTATACGACTCCGCCAAGCGCTGGGATGTGTTTGAAAGTGGTTGAGGGTGGATCATCCGATGGAACAAGTTTAGTGGGGAAGTGTAAGATAATTACAGATTGGACATACTTTCAAGCCACGAAAACATTAATAATTGAGATCGATAGTTATTTTGAAAAAGATTTAACTGGAAATTCAACCGCAACGGCAACGCCGGGCCAAGCTTGGGTATCAATAATTGATTTAAAACACGGATTTTCAGGTGACACCTGGAAACTTAAGGGGTTCTTTGATAACGCTGGCAACCTTCTTTCTTCAGGCATTCGTCTTTATTCTTATATTGACAAGGATGTTCAAAAGTCATTTGAGCGAACAATTATTTATGATGCGGCTCAAAACCAATTGGGTTATAGCAAACTTAAAAAAGTAGGATTTCGACCTGTTGCTCTTTACGGGTATGAGGTTTTTAATGACGGCAATAATAATGCATTATCAATTAATGCCCTGCTTGTCGATGATGCCCCCGACAAGCTTTTTAGTTTTGATATTTTTCCGCTTGGTAGCTTGCAGAGATATATTGCTTCCGATTTGTCAGCTTATAAAGAAGCGACATTTGTAAGTATGCAGCTTGGCGGGCAAAACACTAACGTTTACATTGTAACACCATCATATGCCTCATTACTTTCATATGCCGTGTCTGGTTCTGGAAATGCTTTTGATGCAGATGACAGTACTTCGGAGCAACATGTTTTTGCAGTGCAGGTAATTCCAGGAGTACAACTGGGGGTCTTCACTGCGTTTGAAATGGGTATTGATTTTTCAAAAATATTAATTGATTATGATAATTATTATGTTGGTTTAAACATTCATACGGCTACCGATCACACCTATTCTCCTACGGGTGTTGTTTTGTTATTCAGAAGGTTTTTAGGGCCATGTAAAGACATCCTTGCTTCGGCCTATGCATATAAATATCTGGACACCTCTGGCGGTGGAGATATAAACGATCTGCCCGATTTTTATTATATTTCACATGGAACACCGGACAATAATTTTGCATTTGTTCGTATTCCAGACTGGTCACAAGGTCAGTCCACTATTCGGGCTTTTACAGGATATAAAACATTTCCATTAGACGGTATTACGTCTTTAGATTTGTTACAATCGATTTATAAAATAGGTTTATTAATTGAAACAATCTCGGTGAATTCCGGGGTAAATGTTACCTATACTCACACGCTTAATTTTAAAGAACTGGCAATCATTTGCCAATCTACCGATAACATTTCCTCTGAAATCTTTATCCTTTGTTCTGGCCGTATTTTTAATGATACCTGGGGTTCTCGAAAGACCGCTGCAAATCAAATGGTAACACCTGCCGACATCATAGAGCATTGCAAGCGCCTGGGCAATTGGGGAACGCCCACGGTAACGCCGGGCCTTGAATACGACCCAGCGGCTCTGATTAAAACTGGAAGTGCCGAAGGTTCGTTTGACATGATTTCGATGATGCCTTCAACGATAA